TGAATTAGTTAAAAAATCTGTGCTTCCTGAAAGAGCAGTTGCGGTATTTGTTCCTATAATTGTTGAGTTCTCACTATTGACGTTAATATTGGTATTGTTGTTAATAACTAAAGAGGTATCATTACCTCCGCCTTCAAATGTTATTTTATTAACGTCTTGTGTTGCTAATGTATCAGGACCGATTGCTAAACCTCTATCTACTCCAGCAGGATTAACTGTTTTAAGTGTAGTACCGTAGTTTAAATAAATATCAGAAGAAGTACCCAAAATAAAATTACCATTAACTTGTGCGTTAAAATCAACTTGTAAATTGCCGTTAACCGTCGTATTTAAAAGGGTTTCTGTTCCTTGTGCAACAGGAAATGTTAGAAATCTTTTTTTAGCTTCTTCTATTGTTCTTGGTTCATCATTTGTTTGAAATACGGATGGGTCAAATATTGCTAAATTGCTTGTTGGTGGTTCATAAGTTGCCATTATATACTATATTTAGATATAATATTATTATTATTTCCTAATTAATTAATTTTCATTTTGCCCTTAATAATCATTTTTTATAATAAGAGTTTTTAGTATATTATTATAAAAAAAGTATATATGTATATTATATAAATGCCACCAAAAAAAAAGGTTGATGACCCCCCTTCTAATAAAATTATTAACATGTATGAAAAAATCCCAAAAGATTTATTAGAATCTGTTGAAAATCCAAACTTTTATTTGCATAAATTAAAACTTCCTTTCCGTATGTGTATTGTAGCCCCATCAGGTTCAGGTAAAACTAATTATTTGGTAAACCTAATTGGATTATTTAGTGCTGGAAAAGGTACATTCCAATCTATTACTATTATAACAAAGAACAAAGATGAACCACTCTATAAATGGCTTGAAACAAGAAGCGACCAAATTATAATTAAAGAAGGATTAAATAACACTCCACAGCTTGATAAGTTTGATAAAGACTTTAACCATTTAGTAGTTTTTGATGATTTGGTCTTAAGTAAAGATTTATCTATGGTTGAAAATTATTATATCAGAGCAAGAAAATTAAATGTTTCGGTTATTTTTATTTCACAATCTTATTTTAAAATCCCAAAGATTATTCGCAATAATTGTAGCTATATGGTTCTCCTAAAATTGAGCGGAAATAGGGAGGTAAACATTATTTTATCGGAGTTTGGTTTAGGAGTGACAAAAGACCAGTTAATTAAAATATATGAGTACGCGACTAAAGAAAAGTTTTCCCCATTAATTATAGATTTAGAAGCTGATAAAGATAACAGATTTCGGAAGGGCTTTGATGAAATATTAGATATTAATAATTTTTTATAATTTATTCTAATGTTTTAAAAATCCAACATGCCATATCTCCGTATGTATGTTTTTTATATTCTTTTTCTATAGTTTTTTTATCTTTTCCTGATGTTTTATAACCATTTAATTTACAAAAATCTTTAATATCATCTATTTTTATTCCTCCAAAAATCCAGCCATTTATTCTACTTTTTCCGTCAGAATCTTCATAGGTATCTCTATAATGGGTAGCTCTTAATCCTTTATTATTGGTTTTTCCAGTTTTTTTATCCCAATATTTAATATTTATTGCATTATAATAACTAAATATTGATTCTTTATAATCAACTATTTCTATGGGTCTTCTTATTTTAATATATTGTTTTTCTGTTTTATTTACATATGAACAATCATACTTATCTTTAAATGATTTTAAAGCTGAACAATATTGTATACCAGTATATTTTTTATCAGTATGATAATGAGTATAATTAAACCAACTATTGCATAAATTATATTTGGGATTATTGTTATTAATATCTATCATATTACCTAATATGCGTTGGATTCTGATTTTTTCATTTTCTATTTCTAATTGTAAACCCTCTATAAGGGATTTTCTTAAATCTTCTGTATAAACTTTATATTCAATATCAGTAAAAACTCTTTCTTGTGATTCTTTTAATTCTTTATTATAAAGTTCCTTATTCAATTCATAATTAGGATTTTTCTTGCAGTCAATAAAATATCTTAAATCATATTTATTTTTTATTTTAACTTCTGTAAATATTTGATTGATATAATTAAATCTTATTTTTTCTTCAGGTTGGTTGAAATCTATTTGTTCTACATATTTGATTTTTTCTTGTAATTCAAATAATTTGTTTTGTTTCATTCTTTTATAGCAGATTCCGACATAAACGGATTTATAACATTTACCTGAATATTGAGGCTCAATTTGTTTATTTTGAAAGGTAATTTTCCTTAATCTATATTCCTTAATTTCTAAAATTAATAAAACATGTTGCTTAATTTCTCTATAACCTTTGGAAAACCATTTTTTATTATTTAGCTGTTTTTCTAATAATGGTTTTCTAAATGCGTAATCAGAAAACTCTATTTCTAAATGTTGGACAACTTCGTCAAAAAGCGTTTTGAAAGATTGGTTTGATTGATTCATCTTATTATAACTATATATATTAATTTATCTTTATATCACTTTTTAATATAAATATATTTATAAGAATTATTCATATAAATATACATTTGCCCTAAAATAGATAAAAATATATAAAAAAATTAAATTAATTATAAAAGTAGGAAGTAAGAAGTATTATTATCTTTGTCCCTGTTTTAGAAAAGGTAAAAGGAAAAAGAATTATTATAAAGTTGATTCAATTGGCTTACAATATTTAATATGTTTCATAGTTGCAAAATGTTTCTGTTTATTACGCATAGAATATTTACCTCCACATTCACATGTAATTTCTGTAGCTTGATGTACCTTCATTTTTTCATTTAATACTTTTTCTTTTTCTATTTTTGTTTCATTAAAATATTGGTCTGCATCTAATATTAAATTAGAATGTTGACGTAATATGTTTTTATAAAACTTTATATTCGGTTTTTTAAAATCTCTTTTTTTACCCCAACTATCTATTAAATAACTTGTTTCTATTCTAATATCTTTTTCAACATCTCCACAATATTTATTAAGAAATAATAGTTTTCCATATATACCCTGTTTTTGGTTTTCTGCTAAAAAAATCTTCTTCCATTTTGGTATACTTTTACTTAATTGTAATTGGTTCATTTCTTTATAATTTCCTAATTCATAATATATCTCTGTTAATAGGAACTCTTCAGCATACTCAAAGGTTTCATATTTTAATATTTCAGTTATAATTTTGGGACAAGAAGAATTAACCTTCTTACTTCCTACTTTTTCAATTGGTTCAGTTTGGGTTTCCATTTTATAATATATATAATGAGTAGTTTTTATATGATTTATTCTTATAAGTATGTTTATATGAAAATATCTTATAAAGGGCAAAATAGAATAAATATATTAGTTAATTTAGGCATTAATTAATATATTACTACATAATATAATGGTCAAAGACAAAACATATTACTTTCATCAAACGCCCTTACAATTGTGCAAGGAGCTTATTAAATTAGTACCATTAGAATCAGCTGATATCGTTTTAGAGCCTTTCAGAGGCGAAGGGGGATTTTATTTTAATTTACCTGATTTTGTAAAACCTAAATGGTGTGAAATTGAAGATGGGGTTGATTATAAGGATTTTAATGAATATGTTGACTGGGTTATTACAAATCCACCTTTCAAATTAGAAAATGAAATTACAAAAAAAAAAGAAAATACCTTTTTTAAATTATTAAAATATTATACTGAACGAGCAGGTAAAGGTATTGCATTTTTGGCGAATGATTTATGTTTTGGAACTCTGACTCCAAAAAGATTAAAAGAACTAAATGATGAAGGATGGTATATTCATAATATTGTTGTTTGTTCTATCCAAAAATGGAGGGGTAGATATTTTTTTATTATTTTCAAAAAAGAATATTCTGATTTCTATAAACATGTTGAAGGTAATTTCTAATCAATATATATATAATGGTCGGTTTTTTAGTCGGATTCGTTATAGCTTGGATTACAGAGGTTTTAAGAGATTTAAAAAAGAAATAAATTATATTATTAAATCTTATACTATAATAAGATTACCTGATGCGTCATAAAGAACATCACTTATTTTATTGTTTTCTATTTCCTCATCAGACTTGTAATAACGATTATAAACAGGGTAATCTTCTATCTTGGAAGTATTTGTTAGCAAAGTATCAAGACAAATAGTATTAAACTTTTCAGTTAATTCCTCATCTGATATAGTGTTAAAAACTTCCTCAATTCTACCCTTAATAATATTACGCTCTCTATATGGTAGTTCTAAAATATTTGTTAAGGGATGTTTACCAAAGTCATTAAAAACTACTACTTTGACCTTATCTAATTTTTCTCGTAATTGCTTTAATTCTGATTCAGTTTCAACAACGATTTTTTCGGATGGCATGTTATATATTAAGTATTAGAAATTATTTTATTTAAAAAGTAAAATAAGTTCTCATTATTTGCTAAACAATCTGTTTAATGTACTTATTAGATTATTTATATGGTTTCATCTTATAAAGACCGATTACTCTTCTTCTACATCATCTTCTTCTACGTTCTTTTCCCAACCCACAATATAGGGACTTTTCATTTTTTGTTTGTTAAATGTAGTATCTCTTTTTTTTAAATATTTCTGCAAAAATAGGTTTGTTTCTATTTTATCTGTAAAATGTTTTTTATTATATGTTCGTTTATCTGCCTTACTCATATTACTAAAATAACTACTTGATTCAAAAACATTAAATAAATCAGATAATAAAATCGGTTTACTATCTTCTATTTTTGCGGTTTTTTTATAAAAATTACTAAACCAACCATAAATATTATCGGATGTAGCCATATAATCAACACATACCTTTTTACAAGCTGTTGGCATCGCACCCAAAATATATTTATTTTCTTGAAACATTTTGAAATATTCTATTAAAATATCAAATAAAACGGATTTATTTGCTTCTTGGAACTCATCACTTACATAATAGGGATTACTAACAAAAACATTTTTACGTTGTTCTTCATCTAAATCATCATATATATCTTGAGGAACAAACTTACTTCCAAAAACTGATGCTCTGATTCTTCTATTAACCGCATCATTTACTTCATCTAATTTTGGTTTATCATTACATTCCATAACTAAAGTTAAAGCTAAATGAATATTACATTTGGAAGAATAATGGTCGCGGACATTTAAAGTTTTATCTCCTGTTATTTCTTTTACAGTAGAACATTTGATTTTCTTTTCTGCGTTAGGTTCTTGAACTAATGCAAACCGTACATTATCTAATAATGCCATTTCAGGATTTGCACCAGTTTTAATTTCTTGTAATAATACATTTGATGGTAATTTATAGCCGTATTTACCAACT